GTAGTGCTCGCAGGTGTGGCAGCACTTGGGCGGCCCTGAGCGCATCCACTCGCGCCACTGGACCAGGAACTCTGGCTCTGGTGGTCTGGTGCTCATGCCTGCCCCTTCAGCCAGCGCTCAATGGCCCGAGCGAAGTGATGGTGGAACGTCCCATTTCGCGCCCACAGATCAGCGATCACCTCGTCGGTGAGCTGTCGCAAAGGCGGCATGTCATACCCAGTCTGGTCCATCATCACGGCACGAGCCAATGCTTGACAGGTTGGGCAAGGTTTTGGCTCCTGCTCCGACTGCTCCAGCGCGGCGCGGAGGGCGGCGAGGGCGTTTTCAACCTCGTCCATGACACGTTGTGGGGCCAGCGACTGCCAACCAGTCACTTCGTTCAGTGCATCCAGCGCCTGCTGGGCGGCTTCGCGTAGCGTGGTCATGCCTGCTTCTTCACAAACGTGCCATCAGGCATCAACGTGCCTCGGCGGTCCTTGATCTGCTCGTAGGCTCCAGCAAGGCAGCGCACCATGTCCAGGTCGCGCAGAGCGCAGTAGTTGATCAGGCACACCAGCACATCGCCCACAGCATCCTCGATGGCTGCGCGGTCACGCTTGCCTTCAGCATCGGCCAACTCTCCCATCTCGCTCACGGCCTTGAGCAACTGACTCACCGGCGTGGCGTTCGGAATGATGCGCCTGTCCTCGGCCCACCTGATGACCTTCAACTCAATCTCTGACCAGCTCATGCCTTTCTCCTTTTTTCCACTCTGTGTTGAATCATCTTTGCAAACCTTGGCAGCGCATTGGCGTTTTCCTCTGCATGCTTCGATGCAGCCTCAAACAGCGCCAGAGCCATGTCCAAGGCATCCTTTTGGCTCATCTCAATGGTGATGCCTGCGCGCTGCCAAACACCGTCCTTGATCGTGGCGCCAACCAACTCCATCCACACCCCATCAAACTGACTTGCAGCCTTTGCTGGCGTGATTCCAGTGATCTGCACGCCACCATAAACCAATGCCTTGATCGTCATGCCCAGCTCCTCTTGATGACCCGGTGAAACTTCCCGTCCATGCGGTACTCGATGATCTTGGGCGGCCTGCTGTTGCTCATCTGCGTGGCCAGGTACTGCAGGCCTTCGCTGTCACTCATGCGCTCGGCCTCGGCCAGGTGTGCGCCTGACGAGTTGGCCATCGTGAAGAGCTGCTGCAGCGCACGCTGGCCGGCGTACCCTTCATGGAGCACCGGAAGGTACTCGGTGATCGGCTTGTCCGACAGGCTGCCATAGTAGGTGCAGGACAGCATCTCCTTGCCTGATGCGCGGCTGACGTGCTTGCGCCAGCTCCAGGAGGTGACCTCCAGGTCGCTACCTTCCAGGCCCATGATGTCGTCGTTGCGCAGCTCCAGCTTCTTGCGCTCTGGCTCTGGGAATGGATGGCCACAGGCTGGGCACTGCGCCACGGCAATGGCGCACAGCTCGCCACAGTTGTCGCAGACCTTGACTGGTGCCTCGCCATTGCCTTCTCCGGCCTTCTTTGGCGGCTGTACGGCTGTGATCGGCCCATGTGTGGCCACAACGCCAGCAAAGTCCAGCACCAAGCAGTGGTCGATGTGGCTCTTGACCCGCATGCCTCGGCCGGCCATCTGGACGTACAGACTGGCCGACATGGTCGGGCGCAGCATGGCGATCAGGTCGATGTCAGGATAGTCGAACCCGGTGGTCAGCACGTTGGCATTGGTCAGGGCGCGCAGCCGGCCAGCCTTGAACTCGGAGATCAAGCGCTCGCGCTCCTTCTTCGGCGTCTCACCAGTCACGCACTCCGCGGCCACCCCATGCTGGCGCAGGACTTCGGCCACATGGTGCGCATGCTTGACGCCAGTGCAAAAGAGCAGCCACGCCTTGCGGTCACCGGCCAGCTCGATGATCTCGCGCACCACACGCTGGTTGTTGTCGTCGGTGTCGACGGCTGCCTGCAGCTCGGACTCGATGAACTCGCCACCACGCTTGTGGACGCCAGTGGTGTCCAGCTTGGCCCTGGTGACCTTGCTGCGCAGCGTGGCCAGGTAGCCTTTGAACACCAGCTCCTCAATGCTGACCGGCTCGATCAGGTCGTCGAACAGCGCAGGCTTGTCGGTGATCAGGCCGTGCCCAAGGCGGTATGGTGTGGCCGTCAGACCGATGACCCGCAGCGCAGGATTGATGGCCTTCAGGTCGGCCAGGAACTGGCGGTACCCGCCTTCGTCCTTGTGGTTGACCAGGTGGCACTCGTCGATGATCACCAGGTCAACGTGGCCGATCTGCTTGGCCTTGGTGCGGATGGACTGGATGCCTGCAAATGTGATCGGTTCACCGAGTTGCTTTTTGCCGATGCTGGCCGAGTAAATGCCCATCGGCGCGCCAGGCCAGTGCTGGCGCATCTTCTCGGCGTTCTGCTCGATCAACTCCTTCACATGGGTCAGCATCAGCACCACGGTCTCTGGCCAGTTCTGCAGCGCGTCCTTGCACAGCGCGGCCACGATGTGGCTCTTGCCGGACCCGGTTGGCAGCACCAAGCAAGGGTTGCCCGCATGGCCTTGCTCGAACCACGCATAGAGCTGGTCGATGGTTCGCTGTTGGTAGTCACGCAGCACTGCGTCCTCCGTTCGTTTCCTTCAGCTCGTCAATCCGCTGCTGCATCTGCTTGGCAGCGCGCAGGGCTGTGAGTTCGCCGAGGTGGTCGTAGCAGAGCTTGGTCAGACGCTCGATCTCTGCGTGCTGGCGGCGCAGTTCGGCGGCGATTTCAGCACCGACGTCTCCAAAACCATCCGCAAGAGAGTCAACCAGCCGCATGGATTTGGGTTGTGTGTCAGTCATCCCACAATCCTCGCGTCAAAGGTCTCGCGCAGCTTCTCCACATACTCATCCCCCAGGCTGCACATCTTGGGGTTGGCCAGAATCTCGCGGCTGGTGTAGACGTGTGCATCGCCTTCACCGTTGGCCACATCGCAGCCTTCGATGACATAGACGGCCGTCCATTGGTCCAGGCCGTCCTTGCGCTCCCATGGCACTAGGTCAGGATGCAGGACGTGCGACTCGCACGCCTGGCGCTGGAACTCCACCGGAATGCCATCGGCCTCGTGGCGCTCGCAGCGCCAGGTGCTGTCCTCCTTGGCCGTGCTGTGCGCGCAGGTGCGGCAATTCACATGCTTGGTGGTCTTTGTCTCGTGGCAGAACTCGTGCGCATCGCAGAACTTGCACTGGTACCAGCTCGGGTCGGTGCTGATGGGCGGCGGCATGCGGTCCTCCAGAGCCAGCCTGCGGCCGCGTGCAATGAACTTCTCGGCCACCTCCTTGTCGTAGCGCACTCGCTCGGTGTAGATGCGGTCGTCGTCCTTGCAGACGGCCAGGTACAGTGCGCGGTCGATCTCGGTGCCATGCATGTAGAGCTGCATCTGGACAAAGTGCTCGGGCTTGGACTTCTCGACCCCGTTCTTCTCCAGGTCGGCAAAGCTCTTGCTGCTGTGCGTCTTGAACTCGGCCACGTGGCGCTTCTTGGGCGCGGCTGGCACGCCAGACTCGATGATGGCGTCGATGCTGCCGGACACATGCGCACCGAAGTCCACGCGCGCCTGCTGCTTGCTGGTGCGAACGTCCATGCCGATGGCGCGCAGGTCAGACACGATGGTGGCCTCATCCATCTGGCCCCTGCGGAACAGGCGCAGGATGCGGCCAGGAAACTTGGGCTGGACGGCCCAGCGAAACGACAGCCACAGCCACCTGTCACATGGGTGACCCAACTGGCTGCAGCCCATGTGCGGCCGCGGCGGCTCGGCCTGGGCCTCGTGGTGCTTGTCGATCAGCCCCTGGATGCTATGATTTGCCTCGGGTATCTTCATGGTGCCCGTCTCCTTCTAGTGGTTGCCAACTGCCCAGGACCAGCTCGCGCTGGCCTGGGCTTCTTTTCGACTCACTTCTTCTGCCAGGGCGGCGCGGCCTTGGCCGGCGCTGCAGAGGCTGTAGGAGCTGCTGCAGGAGCTGGCGCGGCAAAGGTGGGCGCTGCGCCACCATTGACGGCCTTGAACCCCTTCACATCGTTGCTGGCCTCGTAGGTCTTGCCAGTCTTGTCGTCGGTGCGCGCAGGGCGCACCTCCAGCTTGACCTGGATGCTGGCACCGATGAGCTGGTCAGTGTCCTGGACCTTGGCCAGGCCGATGGCGCGCATGATCTCGCCAAGCTGCTGGCGGCCGATCTCCTCGGCCTTGGCGCTGGCATTCTTGATGTTGAGGTTGCCGAACACCACGCGGCCCTGGTGAGTCGGTCCGGTGATGTCGTAGCGCAGCTTGATGTACTGGCCATCGCCAGCGACTGTGCTCTTCAGCTCGGCCTGCGTGATGTTGGCTGTGTACCAGCCAGCCGGCAGAGGATCGAAGTTGCTGGTGCCCTGGGGCATGTCAGTTGCTGCAAAGGTTTGTCCGAGAAAAGCCATGATGATTACTCCTTGGTGGTGATGGGTTCAATGGTGAAAGAAGGGCGGCCAGGCTTGGCCGTGATTGCTCCGGCGAGTGCTTTGGTGATGGACTCATCTGTCGCCTTCCAGATGGCCATGTTGATCTCCGGCTTCCACCGGAAAAGTGTGCTCAGGTGATCGGTCAGGCCGTGCTCGGCGGCCAGCTCCTGCACCTTGTCGGCGTCAACCTTGCGGTCGATGCGGCCGACGATCTTGATGGCGTAGCCAGGTGTCTTGATGTTCTCGGTGCCTTCGGTCTGGTCCGAGAAGTTGGCCAAGGCGCGCATGGCGTCCTCGAAGTCACGGCGGCGCTCGGTGGCCTTGCGCTCGGCCTCTTTGGCCTCCAGCCACTGGGCGGCCAGCTCTTGCATTGACTTGGTCATGATTGCTCTCCTGTTGCTTTGGCGATGGCGGCGTGTGCCTTGCAACGCGCCTCACTGTCTTTGAGCGTGCTTGGAGTTTTGGTGAATTGCTCAAGCATGGCCTGCAACGCCTCCAGCAGATCAGGCGCTGCGGCTGCCAGCGTCCAATCCTCTCGCGTGGTCGGGCCATTCAAATCCCAATCGCTGGACCCAACGTAAACAGCCTTCCACGGCCCTGGCGTGTGCTTGTCCATCACTTGCCTCCGATCTTGGCGATGACTGCACCGAGGTCCGGTGCCTCCCAGGCGTCCAGCTTGCCCGACCGATCCTTGGCCAGCCAGAGGCCGTCCGAGTCGCACATCAGGGCGCGCTGGGTGTTGTTCTCGCTGTCCTTTTCGACACGCAGCGCCAGCACCTCGTCGAAGAAGTAGGGCAGCGCCTGGCCGGTCTTGTTGCCAGGCATCGAGGGCGCATACAGCACGCGGCCCATCTCGTCCTGGGTCTTCTCCAGCTTGGCGCTCATGTAGACGTGCCGGCCAGGCAGGTCGCGGAATGCGCGGATGATGTCTGCCATCTGCTCCTGCATCGCACCGTAGGCCTGGCGTGGGTCTTTGGTGGCCTTCTTCTCGGCATTGAGCACCACCTCAGCGATCTCGCTGATGGAGTCGAGCGCGACCGACTGGAACCCTTTGGCCTCGTCGGACTGCGTCAGCCAGGTGTAGGCCTCCCGCAGCGTCTCCATGTCGCTGATCTCAATGAATGGCAGGTCGGCGTCCTGGATGGACAGCAGGCCTCCTTCAGCAGACAGCACGATGGGGCTGGGCAGGGTCTTGATCAGTGAGGTCTTGCCTGCACCGGCCTGGCCGTAGACCAGGACTTTCACACCATTGGCAGCCAGGCTGCCGGTGGTCTTCACGTTGATTGCCATGTTGGCTCTCCTTCTTGGTTGCTGCACCTTCGGGCAATTCCGTTCGCGCAGTGGTTGAACTGTAATCCATTCTGGAGTACCATGTCAACACCCTGATGTGAAATTTTTACGACGAGGCCCAAAATGCTGACCCTTGAACAAATCCGCGAGGCACTGCGAGATCGCATGCCTGCCCGAGTGGCCGAGGCCACCGGCCTGCACTACAACACCATCCGAGAGG